CTTCGTGAGACTAACACGAGGATCACGGACCATGCGCCACCTTGCTCCATCATACACAGGTTGGGTCTGGCAAAAAGATACCCGCTCAAGGATATCTGTTTGACCTTCAACACGTAAGCTGATACCATAAGTATCAAAATACGTGTCTAGGCCCTGAGTGAATGTTTCTACATCGCACTTGTTCATAATGAGGCACATATCATCCCCATTATCGAACACCCGTGCTCGCACCCCAATACTATTGAGTCGCACGTATATCATGGCACACATAATAAGACAATTGCCTAATGCAGTGTTCATATCACCACTGCATCGTGTTCCAGGTATGTCATACTTGATATCGCCATCATAGCATCGCACGACTCCTCTAGTATGGAGTTGCATACGTAACAGCCTTTTCATCTCATTGATGTAGGGCCGTCCGTAAAATAACTCATATATATGATGCTCCCATTTCAGCAGTGAGCTATTTATATGCTGATCGAAGCGGTTGGCATCCAACATAACTGCAACAGGATGTTCGAATGATGCCCACGCTTCATGCATCATCTCACCAACCTGAAAACAATTATACCCCTTCATCACAACAGGAGCACCAAATATATGGGCTATTATTCCATACACGGTATGCTCGATAGGCTTGAGAAACCTACCAAGTGCGACAGCGTACACAGGGTAGCGAGGTTGTATGAGGCGGCAGACAAGCCTTTTAAGCCCATAAGGAAGCTTTTCGTGTTTGAGGAAAGCACGAATATAGGAGTCCGCCACACTGGCACCCTGTGAAACCAGCAAGTACGCAGCACGTTCCATCTGAGCGAGTCGACGGCCCCGATAGTACATCTTGGGAAATTCCAAGATGTCCACCGGAACGGTTCTAGACACGCACTTCCGAAATAAGCGCGTAAATGCTGTTAACGCTTGGAATACAAAAGCATCCGTTGGAATAAACGGCCTCCTGTATCCCCCTTCGTACTTCTCAAAGATTCCGCGCTCGAATACTGCTGTTGCAGCATTCTCTACGGAATCAGAGAATGCAACGAATCCTCTAAGAGCGACCCGCCCCGCAAATTCGTATAAACTACGATCCTTGGGTGGATGCTCCGCAACCCGCCTTGTAGCTTTGACAGTAACCCCACCTGCAATAGTGTACTTCTTTCCCCATATCATTGGAGCACACGTTTTGGTTATGATACTGTCAATTCTAACAAGGCCACTCAAAAACCCGTCGAAGCGGCGGGCACGGCTACCACCTCTGGCAATGAATAATAGCCAAAGGTAAATAGCCATAGCCACCAGTCGAGCCACGTGCTAGGCCCAGCCAGGGTTCTCTCACGGTGATACTCATGCATTAGTTCGTATACCTCATTGGTGTGGTCACGCTCCAGCATCTCCATCTCAAATGGAGTGGGCTTAGTGGCCACCCAAACAGCAGTATGCACGACCTCGTCCATATCTGTGTCGCGCAAATCAGGGTACACGCGAACATCATCGTTCGCCTCCAATGCACGTGACATACACTCACGTGAGATCATGCGCAATGTCGACTCATCCATGCGACTATTGCGATTCAAGCCCAGCTTGGTGCGTACGTATCGACCAATTTCCACGCTAGTACGTCCAACATGGCGAGGAATGATCCACCTAAGATCCCTAGACGCAACACGAGCATCAGAATCGTTGGCCTTCTCTGTACCTTGGAGTAACACAACTTCCTCACGAGGCAGAAGAGAGATACGACGACGCAACCACTGAAGTGAACTATAGCCAAAGTGGAATGCCAAGAAAAATAGCACTGCACAGGCCATGGTCAATACGCATATAACCAAATGCGAATAACCAGGTTCACACACTGGCGGCAAAGGCGCTGCAACACTTACATCAAAAGGGTGCAGCAAACCCCAGGCGGCACCAAACTGGATCCGACTCCAGAATGGGGCAATAGCGCTGTTACATCGTTGAGCGATGAGGGCACGAATAACAGCGGCCA